ATCATGAACCAAGAACCAATCGTTCACCATGGCATTCCCGTTCGCTCGGTGTGCTATCCACGTATCCCCGCAGACGACAGCCGCTTTGTGTGGACTGCCGGTGCAGATGTGCAATCAGTGTGGCGTCGCTTCGGATGGAAGCCGCTAGAAGAAACAAAAGCGAAAGAAACTCATGATTAAGTACGACGGGTACGACGAGGCCATTGTTGGCCCCGCGTATATGCACCGAGACCATCAGCTAGTACATGTACTTGTTTACGATGCAGAAAAGATACGCGACATTCTCATGAAGCGCGATGGCATGGATGCTGAGCAAGCCCGTGAGTTTATTGAGTTCAACATTGAGGGTGGCTACTTGGGCCCAGAGACACCCGTGTTAGTGTGGCCAAACGATCTTTGGATGGATGAGTTTGATGAAGAGTAATTTTGTAAACAACCACTTGTCAATTGGTAGCGAACAACCAGTGCACAAGGCTAAGTTATGCAACAAATGTGAAGAGCTGCGACTGCCAGAGGGCGGCGTACAGATGAACCCCTCACGATGGATTTGTGCTTCGTGTTGGACTAACCGCGTCACGGGACGCAACCTTAAACAAGTAAAGAAAGAACGCAATGACTGAAAGCGCAGACAACATGCAAGTGGGTGGAGCCCACTACAAAGATATGCCTATTCAACCATGGGCTGTGATGGAAGCTGTGATGACGCCCGACGAGTTCCGTGGGTTTCTCAAAGGCAACGTTATCAAGTACAGTATGCGTGCCGGACGTAAGGAAGGCAGTGACGACGCGGGTAAAGCCATGCACTACATACACAAGTTGCGCGAGTTTGAAGATGCGCAAACGAAGTAAGTATCGGCCTAAGCCTTTACTAGTTAACCCGCTAGGCTACGTGCTTGAAAATATCAAGCCAGTGGCTCATCATGAGCAGTACCTTGTGGAACTTAAGATCAAGAACCACTTGGCGATGACAACCCTGACAAGGGGTGAAGCAACACGCAGTGACATTGATACATTGATTGCATCGGTCAACATAGTAGAAGCACTATACCGACTTGGGTTTGGTAAAGAGTATGCTGACGTTGTGCGCGATGGGTTAGATGCGTTGCGTGATGTAGGTAGACGAGGCGTGGAATCTGGTAGATTTATTTTGAAGTCAACTGAGATGAACGCGCTTAACTTGGTGATGGAACTGCACGATGCACAGATGGACTTAATCACGATCAAGGACATGGACAAAGCCGTTGAACTTGTGAAGGAAGAGTTTCGTCAACGCAAGATGCGACCGATTGTGGAGAGTAAGAAATGAGCAACAAGGAGATTTACATATGGATAGCAATCTGCCTAGCCACTTTTTGGGCGTTTGTGTACCTGACGCTGACAAACGCAATGCTGTGACATGGCCGTTCCCAAACCAACCGCCTGAACACGAACCCTTATACAAACTACCATTCAACTTAGACAACTTCGAGGATGCACCGATATGACACCAGATGAAGCACTCAACAAGATGGCTGAGAACGCCAGAGAACTAGGGTTGGACTATGAGCCTGACCAAGTACCCATTGGGTACTTGTGCGAGAACGCAGTGGGTCACAAATATTTCAGATGGAAAAAACCATCTAGTGTATACAAACCAATCCCACTTTACACATCACCACAACTACCAAAGGAGACAGAGAAATGATCGACTTTGAAACCTATTTCATGTGGAAATTGATTCTCGCCGTAGTGGGCACAGTAGTCGGTTTCCCGATTGCAATGTGGTGGCTTAACACTCGGAATCGTCAACGTAAGGAGAAAAACCATGAGTAAAGAAGCAATGAAGCTGGCGCTTGAGGCGTTGTCTGGTTTTATTCCATATCTGCCCCTAGAGCATGACAAGCCGCAATGCGATAGATATGACCAAGCCATCACCGCTATTAAAGCCGCACTAGAAGCAAAGGATGAGCCTGTAAAACTGCGTAGAGGCGACATCTTGCGATGTATTGAGACTGATGAACTTTGCACTGTATGGGCTACATCCACATCAGGAAAGACGCTTATCAAGTGGGGTAGTAACGACTTTACCGATTACACGGCAGAGCAGATTGGCGAACTTTTTTGGATAGAAGCGAAGGATGAGCCTGTGGCGTGGGTTTACCCAGAGTTCTGGCAACACCTTGAAAACCTTAATTGTGGCACTGCGTATAGATTGACAGGAATTGGTCGTCAACCCCTCTACACCACCCCACCACAGCGCACATGGGTTGGGCTGACTGATGAGGAGGTAAACGCCATCGTGTGGAATTTGCCATACGAACCAAGCCAAGAGCATATCCGAGCCATTGAAGCCAAACTAAGGAGCAAGAATGAAAACAGATGAAGAAAACTATAACGCTGAAAAAGAAACCGCAGAACTTGTACGCATTGGAAAACTGCCAAAGCCTTTGCGCCTTGCTTCCATGCTGGAGAAAACGATGCAATGGCCTTTGCATGGCAAGTCGGCAGACTGTTTGCGAGAGATGTATGAACTTTTGCAACGCTGCGAAAACGAGATGCGCTATGCAGGTTGGGACAAGCGTGAAGCCGACAACTATGCAAAAAATGATGTGTATCAGGAAGTGAAGGAATATTTGGAGAAGAACACATGATACATACCGATGAAGACGATGAGTTTGAGCGTATTGAGCGTGAGAATGCCATGAAGGGGCAACCCTACCACTACGACGTTTTTGTGTCGCCATCACAACGCAACCAAGTGCTCGAGGAAGTGGCAAAGATGTTCGACGCACGTGACACAGGCGATGGGTTTTATGAACCGCATGAACCCGCTGAAATTATTAGGGGGATGAAGAAATGAACTTAAACCAAGGAGAAGTAGCGCAGGGGTTGGTGGACGAGCTATTGGAGACACTTCACCGCTATGACGAAACGCTTTACATGTCGACAGTCATTGGGTGTTTAGAGCTTGTCAAGCAACAACTGATTAACGACCACATGGGAGACGATGATGAATGACGTACTACTGTTCCTGATAGGGCCAGTGTTGGTTCTTACCGGTATAGTTGTTATTGCCGTCTTCGAATACTTTCGCAGCGAATGCAGACATGACTACGACGAATGGTACTCGTTTCCAAGCGAGCATTCCTACGTCCAACAGAAACAATGCAAGAAGTGCAAGTTCATATACACGTATCAAGAAAGGAAGATGGGTCATGAACAACATCAACATAACAATGTACACCAAGGCTAACTGCCCGAACTGCGTGACAGCGAAGATGGTGCTAGAGCACTTTGGTCTGAAGTACTCAGAAGTTGACGTTGAGGTAGGTGACCGCCTGAAGAACTTACTTGCTGAGTTCCCTGACGCACGTCAGATGCCACAGATATTTTTTAATGACCAACGCGTCGGTGGCCTCGCAGGATTGCAAGTCGCGTTAAAACAACTAGGGAGTGTGCCCCTATGATTCTCGTTGACACTGAAGAGGAACGTAAACGTTGCGCAGCCATAGTGCGCCGTGCAATTGTTCGTAACAAAGACAACATCATGCATGTGCAGATACTCAAGCGTGTGCTTGAGAAAATCGTTAACCCAAGGAAACCAAAATGCCAACCGACTGGCGACTAACTAAGAAAGCAAAACGAATCATGTCAATACTTGGCACACTTACTAACTCAATCATGGGCTCGAATACAAATAGCGGTGCACAAGGTGCGATAGCGAATACCGCTCAGGCTCAAATTGGCCCCGGTGCTCTTACACAGGGGCAGGCGTGGAACGCAATACAACAACGTAACGCGCTCATGAACTCTTACCCATACGAGGTGACAGCAGAAAAGATGCTTAACATCATTGTTAAGCAAGTTGAGAACGGCTATATAATTCAAGTTGGTAACAGGCAACACGTTGCAAGCGACCTAAAAGAAATCACTGACTTACTAACTAACAGAGTTGCGGCGACGTTGCTCGAATGGAATCCATAATGGACATACTTACTGTAGATATTGAGACGTACTACGATGCACAATTCAGTTTGTCAAAGATGCAGACTGATGCGTACATCATGGACGATCGCTTTGAATTTATCGGCGTTTGCGTTGCACGCAATGCTGAGCCGCCCGTGTGGTTCAGTGGTGATGAAGCTGAGATCGCTGAGTGGATGCACGCCAACTACGACTGGGCTAACTCTGCTGTGCGATGCCACAACACTTTGTTCGACGGCTACGCGCTGACGCAACGACTCGGGATACGACCGCGGCTGTGGATGGACACACTCTCACAAGGCCGCATGCTCTACCCCTACTTAACTTCACACTCACTTGCTAACTTAACTAAATTCTTCGGGTTCCCTGACAAGGGCACTGAGGTTGTTAAAGCTATGGGCAAGCGTCGTGCTGACTTTAATCCCATGGAATTAGAGGCGTATGCAGATTACTGCAAGCATGACACGTGGCTATGCCGTGCGATGGGTGAGAAGATGGATGCGTTCACACCAACCTTAGAAGCCCGCCTGATCGACATGACTGTGCGAATGTTCACTGAGCCTTTGCTCGTGGGTGACGTGGCCAAGATGGAGCAGTTGTACAAGGATGAGGTAGCCCGCAAAGAAGCACTGATGCGCTCACTGGTTGTCGGCAAGGAAACGCTGATGTCCAATGACAAGTTCGCTGAACAGCTCGAGTTGCTTGGCGTGCCCGCTCCCAAGAAAATCAGCAACACCACTGGCAAGGAAACGTTTGCGTTCGCTAAGAGTGATAAGGACTTCACCGACTTGCTCGACCATGAGAACTCTAACGTGCAGGCGCTTGTCGCCGCACGCCTTGGTGTAAAGACAACCATCGCTGAGACTCGTGCGCTCAAGTTCGTGGATACTGCAAAGCGTGGCCCACTGCCGGTGTACCTCAACTTCTGGGGCGCGAAGACCACTGGCCGGTACTCAGGCGGCAACAGCATCAACTGGCAGAACATCCCTGCGCGTGGCCCGTCCGCGGGTCTGCGTAATGCCCTGCTTGCTCCCGAGGGACACACTGTGCTCGTGGGTGACTCATCCAACATTGAGCTCCGCACTGTGATGGCTTTGGCCGGACAAGATGACGTGGTAGATAAGTTGGCCAATGGCGTTGACTTGTACTGCGACTTTGCGTCTAAGCTCTTCGGCCGCAACATTACGAAGGCTGACAAGGCTGAACGTTTCTTGGGTAAGACCGCGATGCTTGGCCTGCAGTACGGTGCCGGTGCTCAGCGATTCCAAGAGATGGTGCGTATCGCGGCGCGTAGCGATCCGTCTGTGCAAGCCATTGACCTGAACCGTGCGTACGACATTGTGAATCTGTACCGCTCTGTGCACCACAAGGTTGTTGATCTGTGGGCTAGGTGTCAGCAAGTGATCCTGCCCGACATCGCCAATGGTTGCAACATGCTGAACGTGGATGTCAATGGATGGTTTATCACGCAGAAGGATGGCTTCGGTCGCCCCGGTGAGCCCGGCGTGGTGTATCACGACCTGAAGTTCGACGGCAAGGAATGGTCGTATTTGATGGGAAAACAACGGGTGCGTATCTTCGGCCCGAAAGTTGTAGAAAATTTATCACAACATGCTGCAATGCG